CGGTAGATACTCAATTTGAAGATTTTGATGTTAACCTACCAGAAGAGGCTAGGCGTTATATCTCTATCCGAGCTTCGCGTATTCTACAGTCTCGCTTTTTAGGCTCTGAGGATTTATACAAGTTCTCAATGATGGAGGAGCAGGTCAGTTATGCTGTCTTGACTCAGGCTCATGTACGCAATGGAGGGGGAGCTACAAGTTTTACCTCCTTCCCAGCTGAGCTTAAAGGAATGGGGATTGAGGAGTTCATGTTCCTTCAAGGGAACGCTGAAGAAAAGCTCCTTACAATCCGTCTTGCAACAGAGTTAAATACTGCTGCTAAGCTTGGTGCTGAAACAGCCCTTATTGGTTCCCAAGAAGAACTAGTAGACACACAGGTTCTTACTGAGGTTCAAACAGGAATTAAGACTGCCGCTGAGTCTGGTTTAATCACTGCTCAGCAAGCTCTAGTAAGCCAGCAGGTCTTAGAGGCTGTAGCTAATATCTCAAAGATAGGAGCTGAGACTCTTCTTATCGGGTCTCAAGATGATCTAGTAGTTAATCAAACGGCTACAGAGTTAAAGACAGCCTTAAAGACAGTAGCTGAGACATCACTTATTGGTGAGCAAGCTGACCTTGTTACACAGCAGGTATTCACAGAAGTTCAAAACGCAATTAAGGTTTCTGCTGAGGCAGGCTTAGTTACTGCTCAACAGGCTTTAGTTAGCCAGCAAGTATTAGAATCGGCTGCTAAGGTTTTAGACATTGGAGCAGACACTGTTCTTAAGACAGCTCAAACAGGCCTAGTAGTCAATCAGACAGCTACAGAGTTAAAGACCGCTTTAAAGACAGTAGCTGAAACTACTCTATTAGGTTCTCAAGACGCTTTAGTAATCAATCAAACAGCTACCGAACTCCAAAATGCTATTAAGACAGCGTCTGAGTCAGGACTAATTACTGCTCAACAAGCTTTAGTTAGTCAACAGATATTAGAGTCGGTAGAAACTACACTTAAAACAAAAGCTGAAACAGGACTCATAAGTTCTCAAGATGCTTTAGTAGTTCAACAGGCTCTTACAGAAGTTCAAACTACCCTAAAGGTTGCAGCTGAGACTACTCTATTAGGTTCTCAAGACGCTTTAGTAATCAATCAGACAGCCACCGAACTTCAGACTGCTATTAAAACAGCTGCGGAGTCTGGGTTAATCACTGCTCAACAAGCTTTAGTCAGCCAACAGGTCTTAGAATCCGTTGCTGCTGTCATTAAGACAACGGCTGAATCCTCTCTAATAGGGGCTCAGGAAGGCTTAGTATCTGAACAAACTCTTACAGAAACAGAGACCACACTAAAGACAACAGCTGAGACTGGCCTAGTAGGTTCTCAGTCTGCTTTAGTAGTCAACCAGACTCTTACAGAACTAGAGAATGCTATTAAGGTTTCCGCTGAGGCAGGACTGATTACCAACCAACAGGCGCTTGTCAGTCAGCAGGTATTAGAATCAGTATCCACAGTAGACAAACAGACATCTGAAGCTCGGTTACTAGACGCTCAAGAACTACTCGTAGATGCTCAGAGCTTGGAGCTTACCACTAAAACAGCAGTTGAAATCGCAGTAGAGAAATCTTTCTACGACGGTGTTGTAGCTGGTACTCAAGACACCTACCGAGACTACGCTGCTGAGATGCGGATGATGGGAGTACAAGAATCTACTTTCCAACAGTTCCTTGCTTATAAGAAAATTGAAGTGCTAAAAGACGCTGTTAAACTACGGTTATCTACAGCAACAGAAACAGGTGTTAACCCTGAAGTTAACCGTATACTTCGTTTAATCGGTGAGCCGCCTGTGGCTGACGTGGGGGATAACGCCTTAGCTTCTGAATGCGCTAGGCTCTTAAGCGACACTGACACAGAGCTACAAGGACGTGGTTGGTGGTTTAACACTGAGACAGATGTAGAGTTAACAAAAGAAACCTCCTTTACTGTAAGCGGTATAGGAGGACACTGGCACGGGCTGTATACTTATAACAGCGTTCTTGATCGCTATGAGCATGTACAAGCAAATCATATCCATTACTTTAGTAAAACAGATAGTAACGGCACAAACACAGTAGGAACTTGGTCTCTTTCTGAAGAAGACGCTCAAGGAGTTTTTACTGCGAGTTTTGATTCAGACATAGGTACAGGAACATGGCCTGATCCTGCACTATTTGAAGGAGGAACTTTATCAGTAGACCACGTTATCTCACTAGGTACTGACGTACTATATGTAGAAGTTGAAGGTGTGGCTACTTTTATAAAACAAGTAGGAGGAGTCTCTTATCTGTACGACATTAAAAAGAAATCTTATACTCTATGGCCTTCTAATGTCTTAGCTAAGATCATATATCAACGAGCTGTTCTTGATCTCCCTCATAAGTTTCAAGAGTATCTAAACGTTCGTGTGGCTTTAATACTTACCGAGCTGTACCCACAGAGCGGCGCTGATCTACAGCGTCTCCCTAAGATGGAAGCAGAGCTTCGTATTTACTTTAAAGATCGTGACTTTGACAATGCTAATTATACAGTCTTTGATAACTACGACACAGCAACTCGTATTGGTATTAACCGTAATTACAATTTATTTTAAAACATGCCTTTAATTAATACTTCGGTTCCTAACCTTATCCAAGGTGTATCTCAGCAGCCTGATGCTACACGTTTTGCAGGTCAATGTGATGAGCAAGTAAACGCGCTTAGCTCAGTTGCGGACGGCCTAAAAAAACGTCCTAATACTCGACACATTGCTAAGCTGATAGAGTATGCTGCTGATAGGAATAGTTACGTTCATTTTATTAATCGGTCTGCAGCAGAAAAATACGTGTTGATTCATGACGGGACTGTCCTACAGGCTTGGAATATTATTTCAGGAGTTCAAGCGGATATTAATGGGGCCTCAGGCATCGTCCCTCCCGCAGGAGATTATCTACATACACCATCCCCCGACAAAGATATAGGAGCCTTAACCATCGCTGACAGAACTTTCATCCTAAATAAAACGACTTCAGTAGCTATTGATTCTTCAAAAACAGCCCCGTTAGCTGAACGCGCTATAGTTTTTATTAAACAAGGCGACTATAAAAAGGACTATACCATTCAAATTCAAGTTAACCCCTCATCTATAGCAGGGGGAAACTTTGTTCAAGCAACAGCAACGGTTACGCTTGTACGTTACCAATACAGTTATACAGAAAATATAAACCAGTTCTTTGGAGTTCCTTTCGGGACTAAAACTACCACCTACAGATGGCGCGTTGGATCAGTACAATTAACTAGTGGTGGACAAGACTACGTCGGCGCGGTTGCGAGTTTTACGTCCGATTTAGCTGTATATGAAAACGCTGACTTTGGAGTTACTATTGGTACAGTAAATAATACAGATGGCGTAGTGACCTCGGTTTTTCCTACAGGAACGCAGGGGGATTACGCGGGGGGTGGAGTCCGAACCGTGCCACCCGCTGGAGGCGGCCTCGGAATTACAGAAGTATTCAATGGAGAAACAGCTCCTGCTATTACAGTATCAATCGACCCTCAATCCTCTATTGGGCTTGGTACTACTGATTTATCTGCAGCCGCGACTAGTGGCACTGCTGCAAATAATGCCAGCCAAAACGCTAATACAAATGCCATTGTAGCACTTCTATACGCCAACGCTACTACGAATAACACGATAACAGATTATTTTGATGTAGAACAGTACGGGAGCCTTATAATATTTCAACAGAAAGGTGTATGGGACGGGGATTTTACTATAAGCACCGAGGACTCCTTAGGTAACAACGGTATGGCAGCGCTTTACAAGACCGTTTCCAGTATATCTGACTTACCAACCACGTGTGAAAACGGTTTTAGAATCAAGGTAAGCGGAGATCCTGATATAGATCAAGACGATTATTATGTCCGCTTCCAAACAGACAGCGGTGCGCGTATAGGGCTAGGGTCTTGGATTGAGGCTGAAGGTTTTGACATTGAAAAAGGTTTTGATTCAAATACGATGCCTCGCGTTCTTATTAATAACGACCTAGACTCTTTTACTCTTCAGACTGCGGACTTTGCAGACCGAGAGGTTGGAGATCTAGACAGTAATCCAAATCCTTCTTTTGTAGGAAAAGAAATTAACAGTATGTTCTTTTTTAAGAACCGTCTTGGTTTCCTTAGTCAAGACAGCGTAATACTTTCGGAGGCTGGTTTAGGGGTTCCTAATGAGTTTAATAATATTTCGTATAACTTCTACCGAACTACGGTCTCTAGTCTGCTTGATAGCGCTCCTATTGATATATCTGTATCTTCGACGCGTGTCACCGACTTAGATTCTGCTGTAGGATTTCAAGACAACCTTATTTTATTTAGTGAAACAGGTCAGTTTGTTTTAAAGGGAGGGGATCTTTTAACAACTAAGACTGTATCGGTAACCCCAGCAACTACTTTTGATTACGATGAGCAAGTACCTCCTCTACCGCAGGGTGCTTATATCTACTACCCGTTTAAGCGTGGGTCTTACTCAGGAATACGTGAATTTACCGTGAATCAAACGACGGATAATTACGATTCTAATGAGATCACTGAACAGATTCCTGCCTATATTCCTAAAAACATCCGTATTTTAAAAGGGACAGCTTCGGAGGATGTGCTTGCTGTTGTAAGTAACGAAGAACTAGGATCTATTTATATGTATAATTATTTCTGGAGTAACAACCAGAAAGTATTAAGCGCTTGGTCTAAGTTTGAAATAGAAGGGGAGATACTGGGTTTAGAATTTATTGAATCAGACATGTACCTAGTTGTCGCCAGAGACTATCAGACGCATCTTTTAACGTTACCTTTAAATGCTGGGCGGGTAAAGGCAGATCCGTACCTTTCGAACCCCAACGTAGATTTTGATGATCTAAATGTTCTCTTAGATGAACGCTTTGAAGCAAGATGTGTGGCTGGTAATACTCAACTATCAGTTAAGATAAGCAGTTCCCCTAATACTTGGTCAGGGTTATCGTACCATATGCCTTACAAGCTAGGCGCAGGAAGTCCCTTACCCGCCCCGTTGTATAGGTTTATCACGGATGACGGTGATATTTTTAATGTAACTTACAACCTTGGTGTGTGGCGTATTGTAGGCAACGCCCCTACTTCTACAATTTATGGATATGTTGGGCGTGTCTATGACATGAAATATAAATTTAGCCAGCAGTTATTTAAAGCAGGTTCTGGTAAAGCGCCTACACCATCTGCCGCCTCTCCTTTATTACTACGTAATGGTGCAGTATTCTTTGAGAGAACTAATACATTTCAAATCAAAGTAGAAAATAACGGAAGGCCAACTGTAATTACCGAGTATTCCGCACTTACTGACCCTACAAGTACAACAGTGAGTAACGTTAGCCTAGGTAGCGGCTTCTTTAGATACCCTATTCACTCTAAAGCAAAAAACACTGAGATTACTATTGAAAATAATGGGCCTTTCGATAGTCAGTTTAATAGCGCTGAGTTTGAATCCCTTGTTAAACCGCGTTCTAGTCGATATGGATAAAATACTTAAAAAATACTCCAATGGTGTTAGCGTCTGCGTAGCTACATTAGATCACGCTGAGAAGCTTGCACCTCTATTGAGGAAAGAAGATATTACAGAAGCGAAAGCCTTTGGATACCCCTCATCAAAGGAAGCTCTTACAGAAGCTATGGCTGCTGACGATCTGTGTGTTACCTGCCTAGACGCTGAGGGTGTTCCCTTTGCGATGCTAGGTGTTGGACGTGTACAGGATACTAGCTATATATGGCTGCTAGGTAGTGATGGTATTAAAGATAATTGGTATACGTTCGCTAAGGGATCTAAAGAATGGCTACAGCCTCTTATTAAGAAGTACGGTAAAGTAACAAACTTTGTCTTAGCGAGCTATGAGACATCCATTCGTTGGTTGTCTTGGCTGGGGGCTGATTTTACAAAGAAAGTAGAAATAGGTGGAGAGATATTCCTTGAGTTTGTTATCGAAGCTGAAGAAGAAGAAGAAGAGAATAACATCCTTGATGTATTTGCTCAGCCTATGCCTCTACAAGCATTTAGAGAAAAGATTAGTAAATTTACTAATGAAATAATAAACAATGATAATGCCACTGATGATAGGGCTACAATAGATGTCCTTAATCCATTAGAGCATACTTTTGGTGATGGTATGTATGTGCGTAAAATTACAATGCCTGCTGGCCAAATTATTATTAGCAAGATTCACAAACAAAAACACCCATACTTTATAATGTCTGGTGATGTCTCAGTGATTACGGAGAATGGTTTACAACGTATTAAAGCACCGCACAGCGGCATAACTGAAGCAGGCACACAGCGAGCCTTGTATACACACTCAGAGACAGTGTGGATGACTGTTCATAGAACAGTTGAAACAAACACTGATAAATTAATGGATATTTTAACAGTAGATAATTTTAACGAATTAACAGAAGGGGACACTTAATTATGACAATGGCATGGATAGCAGCAGCAGTTGTAGTAGCATCAACAGCTAACTCAATTTACTCGCAACAACAAGCAGCATCAGCACAAGCTAAAGTTCAACAAAGGGCAAGCGCGGCAGAACGTGAGAGGCTCCTTCAGCAGATGTCAGCTGAGCGTATTCAGCAAGCTTTTGATAACGAAGAAAGATCAAAGGAAATGCAGAAGGCCAGTAAAAAGGCAAGAGAGGCAAGAGCTACTGCTGTTGTTTCAGCTGGTGAAGCTGGGGTTTCTGGTTTATCCGTACAGGCCCTTCTCGATGATTACTCACGCCAAGAAGGAGCGTATCGATATGGGCTTATACGCCAAGGAGAACAACAAGACGTTGGCAGAGAATTACGACTAAAGGATGGTCAGATGCAATCTTACAACAATCTGTTATCTATTAATAAACCTATCGCACAAACTGATTACCTCGGCTCAGCTCTTGATGGAGCAAAGACAGGCATGAGTGTGTACTCCTTCGGCACTGATCTTATGAGCCGCGGTGCTCCTGCTCCTGCTCCTGCTCCTGCTCCTGCTTCTACTACAGCTCCTCCCTCTAAGTAACAAATTATAATGGCTAGAAAACAAACTTTAAAATCTCTATTAGGAGCTTCCGATAGTCGTGTTCAAACTGACTTAAATTTAGACGAAGTCTCTTTCTCTACACCACGTATCCAAGCAGGTAACTACGGTGTAAGAGTTCAAGACACTCCCCGCACTAATACAGCAGGTATGATTGCGGATGCGCTAGGCGAATTTGCTGGCCCAGTTCTCAATCAATACAAATCCTTAGAAAAACAAAAGCAGGAAGAGTATGCTGAGATCGCTAAGGTTCTTTCACCTGAACAAGCTAAAGCTGTTTCGTCTGGAGATATATCTTCTGTCGAAGCTTCTCTAGGGAAAACAGCAGACAAACTAAATACATTACAACGGAAGCGCTTACTTAAGTTTGTTGATAATCCTAACAACTATAGACTAGGAGCGAATGTTATTGGTGCAAAGGTCGCAGGCCAATATGGCTTAGACTTGATGGATAATATAGAGTCTTATGCTAGAAGTGATGAAGCTCCTGAAAAACAATTCCAAGAGGTACGTAATAAACTAATTGAGAACAATGAGTTACAAGGACATGCCTTGGTAGGATTCATGGCAGAAGCAGCTCGTCAAGAAGAGAGATTTGCTCCTAGAATCATTGCAATGCAGAATGAAAGGACTGAACAGACTTTTATTTCTAACTCTATGCAAGCTCTGCGTTTAGATATTGAACAAGCAGATTACACACAATTCGGTAAAAACTTTACTCAATACTATGCTGGGTACACTCCAACCGAACAAGCTACATATCTTACTGAACTTGTTAACGGTGTTATTGAAGCTGGTGATTTCCACGAAGCTGAAGAGTTAATTGGGTGGTTAGTAACTGAAGATGATGGCATCAAGGTAGGAGGAAATGCCAATTTATCTGATGGGGTTATTAATCAACTTACAGAAAAAATTACATCGGAACGTCAACGGCTTGAACGAATAGAAGATGCAGACGTAGAAAAACAACGTAAAAATATAACAGAAGCTGTTACAAGTGCGTTTGGATTTATAGGAGATAAAGAGGCTCCAGAAAACCTCACGGTTGATATAGCTGGCATACCTACTGAAATTCCTACAGGAGAGAATAAACTAGAAGTCTTAAGTAATTATAGAAATGCAGTCGCTAATAGTGACATGTCTGAATCTGAAAAAGGGATTCACTTTAACGAAATAACTAAACTTACAACTGTAGAAGAAGATCGTTTAAATTCTACATATAATAAATCTTCTATTCCTAATTTAGTCTCAGGCTATCGTGATAGTCTTAATACAGACGTTGAAGGTCAGAATTATCTAGGAATGGATACTGACGATATCTTAGATAAGGTAACGGGCTTAGAAGATGAGCTTAAAGAAGGTGTTGATGCAATATATGCTGATAACGAAACCTATAAAACATTAGGAGAAAAACAACAAGCAGCTCAGCGCTTTACACAGCGTCGTAGTTTAGAACTTAAACAAGAACTAAACACTATGCAAAATGATTACAACGCAAGTGTTCGTGTAGAGAAAACACTTACTAGCGTAGGCATGGGAGTAGGTGGTAATTACAACGCAGAAATAACTAAAGTTTTAAATGAATGGTTTTCAGACATGGAGGGAGGATCAGAAGCAATAAACAGCTTACGTGATTCTACAGTTGAAGGCGTACAAACAAGTGTAAGAAACATTATTGGAGCCCCGTTTACCGATGAAGAAAAAAAGGACTTACCTAAAGCAATTGGAGATCGAAATCGTAAGGTCACCAATTTAGTGCAGGATAGTTTAGCGGATGTAGAAAAAGCAGCCGAGGTTAAGTACAATGAGATGACTGAAGTTAAGGTAGAGGATAAGAAAGAAGTTGAGGAAGAAAGCAGCCCTCCTTTAGTTATTAGCTCTACAATAGAGAACGCCTTAACAATGCCTAAAGGTTTTAATCCAAGAAAAAGAGAGCAAACAGAAGAAGGACGGGATTGGATGAAGCTTCAGCGTGTAAGGAAAAGATTACAGGCCAAAAGGGATCTTATAAATAATCGAGACGAGATGTGGCGAGTTTCTCCTAGGACTCATAAAGGATACCGTCGAGACCTAGAAAGCATGATGTCTGATGGGCCTATCGACACGACAATACCATTTTTTAGAGGTGACTTCGCTTTTGACTACCGAGCTGGTGTAAATATATTATTTGATGGTGAGGTAGGTGTTAAATGGCAAGAACTAGAAAGTGGCTATGTTCACAGCATGCATCACATTGACACATCTAAACTAAGCATAGAAACTGCAAAGACAGTTCCAATGTTATCATTAGATCTATTGATTAACCCAAATACCGAAAATAATCTAGCGACACTTAAAGAATATGCGCGAGTATTGAATATAGATTTTAATGACGAGAACGAGATGGATAAGTTACTTACTTATCAGTATGCAGTTTTTAAAAGAGAATACGGAGTAAACTTTCACAAATAATAAATTATGGCACTAGGAATTAAACCAGAACTTCTTACAGAAGAAAACGCAGCAACCCAAGATTTTAGCGCAGGAGACTATGCTAAAGATATTCTAGCCGCACCATTTCGCGGTGTTGAGGGGGCAGCGCAAAGCATCTACAACTTAGTAGACTACGCTACTCTTGATTATCTCCCTGATTACAACAACCGTTTCCTCGGTAAATCTGAAACAATTGCAGGTAGTCTTGTAGAAAGTGTAACACAGTTCCTTGTTCCCTATGGTGGTATCGCTAAAGGAGTCAGCGCTGCCTCTAAACTAGGTAGGTTTGGCAAAGCTTTTAGCTCTGTTAACGCTAAGGGAAAACAAACTCTAAACTGGAAGGGCGTTCTCGCTGCTGAAAGTGCTACTGATTTTATTGCCTTTGATGCTCAAGAAGAGCGTTTATCTAATTTGATCCAATCCTTTCCTTCCCTAGGCAACCCGCTTACAGAATACCTAGCAGCTGACGAAAACGACTCAGAGCTTGAAGGACGCTTTAAGAACTCTCTTGAGGGTCTTGGGCTTACTGGCTTGGCCGCAGGCCTTATAACCAGCGTGAAGGCGCTTAAAAAGAATCGGCGTGGTGAGGATGGAGCAGCCTACCTACGGGAGAATGCTAATGCCTTTCAAAAGCGAAGCTTCAGTGAGGTAGATTCATACGATGCTTACAGCCCTTCCTTAAGAACATTAGACCAAATCAGCCGTAAGGAGATTCCGTTGAACAAGATTGCGGATGAAATGGCACGAGCTGGTGGAGGTGTACGTGGTGTCGGTGAAGAAATCAAATGGATGGGTTTAGATGACCCTGAGTATGTTAAAGAAATTGTAGATCCTTCTGAGATTGTTAACGGTAAGATAACAAAGAAAGGGCTAAGACAAGCAGTAGAACGCTCACAGCTTTCACTTAGTGTTGTAGAACGCCCACCTAGTGCAATTTATCGTAAAGAAGCTACTCAAACTGGAGGAGAGAATTATCGTGAGTTTACTGTAGACATTAACCCACGTAGTGGACTTGACCGCGACCCTGCTTACGAAAACGTAACTAGCCAGAAGGAGAGCATGGCTAAAGAGAAAAACGGTATCTATACAAGTCACTATGATAAAGCTGCTCAACGAGATGGCCGTGAAAATCTAGCACACTTTAGAACTACTACTCGTTTTGACGAAGATGGTATTGAAACACTTTACGTAGAAGAGCTACAATCGGATTACTTACAAAGTATTTCACGGGCTCGTCAGTACGAAGGAAAGACAGGTAAAAAAGTTTTATCAGGTAAAAGTAATCCTATAGAGAAAAGCTACGTAGATTCACTAATGCGCTCCATTACACAGATGGCAGCAGCTGAAGGATACAAGCGTGTCTCGTGGGCTAAAGGACAAGACATTACCGACTTGTATGATCAAGTTGTGGAGCGTGTTCAGATTAATAAAATTAATGAAGATGGTTCTAAGTCTATTCAGATTACCCGCAAAGGACAGACTACCGATCAGATTGTACGGAGCAAAGACGAACTCATTGCTTTAGTAGGCTCAAAAGCAGCTGATACTGTTGATTCTTGGAAGGAGGGTCACGTCGAAACGGATTACACTGTTTCGGTTAAGTCCACTCCTTTCATGCAGCAGTATGATGAGCGGATGCCTAAAGCTATTAATAGATTTACAAAGAAGTTTGGTACAAAAAGTAATATTAAAAATGTAGAACGTAAATCTACACCTTTAGATATTAAATCTCCTCAAGAGTTTATTGAAAAAATTAGAGCTGCTAAAGCAGGCGAATCTGAGGATTCATTTTCAAACATGCTTAGTGCTTTAGACACGTTCCCTGATACAGTTCAGATCACTCGAAAGGGAACAAACAAGCCAGTAGACGTTCGTGAAGCACTACGGGAATCTATGGAAAGTAATCTACCAGATAACGTAGATATGAATTTTAACTCTGATGATGTTTACGAATTAGCGGAACAGTTTGATGAATATCGTTGGATGGAGTCCGACCCACGTACAGCTGAAGTCTTTGATACTCTATATAGCCGTTTTAACGTTAAGACTGCTCGAGTTAAAGACGCACCTATATCCGCTCACTCTATAGATATTACAGACGAAATGGCTGAATCTATGAGCAAAGGTGTTTCCCAATGGGGAGTACGTACAAAGAAGATGGATGTACTAGGCGAACAGGTTAAAGACCCTGAGCTACGTAAAGCACTAGGCCTTGATGAAGTAGCTGCATTTAGTAAACTTGACGCACTAGCTCTTGAGCAGGACAGCACAGCAAGACGAGCGGGTAATGTAAATCCTGCTTCGGATGCAGAAACAACAATCGGATTTGCGCTAGACCGTTTAGCTAAAAACGGATCGAGCCCTGAAGTTAGAAAACTAGCAGAGTCGCTTACAAATCTTGTCGGTAAAGATAACGAAACGCTTAACACAAGTATTCAAGCTTACTTTAGCAAGGATGCACAAGGCGCTTACAATCCTTTTACAAGTCAAGTTGAGTTGTATACTAATCGTACACAATTAGAAAAAGGAGGAGACCCGCGTCAAGTATTTGGCGAAGGAACACTGCTGCATGAGATTGTCCACGCAACAGCTGTCACTAAGATTCCACCACGTTTATCTGCTGCTAATCAGAATCTAACAGGCCCTAAGTACCTAAGTACGGTTGATGACTTTATTGCTGACGCTGGTACAGATAAAAATGTAAAAAGTATTTTAACTGCTTATCGCACTGCTTTAGATAACATGCCAACAAAGCATGCTAACATCATTAATCACTTTAACGATCCTGAAGCTTACATTAAGAAATACGGAGCTAAAGAATTAGATGAATGGTACGGGATGACTAATGTCGATGAGTTCATTTCAGAGGCTATGACTAATCCTGTATTCCAAGGCTTCCTTAAGGGAATACCTAGTCAGAATAATAAAAACCTATGGCAGACAATCATGGACTCACTTAAAGAGTTTCTTGGTATAGACGCTAAGGGGACTCTTTTAGAAGACACCGTATCAGCGTATAGTGATCTAGTCACAAAAAATAAGAAACGATACAGTTCTCTTGATTACCTCCCAGAGTCTTCACGCCGCATGTTCCCTACACGAAGTGGGCGAGCGTTCTTTAAGCGTACACAAGATAACAAATCGGGACAGCTTAAAACTTTAGTCGATGAGATGGAAATCGATACCTCTGAGATTAAGCGTGGTGGTAAAATAGCACTAGCTGGTGTTCGTAAATCTCTTGATCAAGTTGAAACGACTAATGATCTTGGAGAGCTATTAGCAGCTGCTGAAAGTAAACTAGAAGCCGAGCTTAGAGCAGATCCTTCTCTCAATCCCGCTAACCTTGAAAAGGGTGGTATTGTTGCAGCAGTACAACGTTTCAGTGAAATGACTGGCGTTGATAAAGATTTGATTCAGTCTGAGATTAATGCAGCTGGTAAGGACGCAGGAGAACTAAGACGTATTGCATCACGTATGTACGTAGTAGAATCCCTTGCAGCTGACCAAGCTGACAATGTGTTTAGAGCTGCTGAGAACATCCGCAAAAAGGGAACAGGAGTTACTGATGCTGACAAAGCACAGCTAGTCGGTACTCTTAAAAAGATGCTTCACTTGAATGCAGCGGGTTCAAACCTACGCCGAGGCTTTGGTCAAGGTCTGCAGTCTACACAGTTTAAACGTGTAAAACTTTCCCTGTCTGATGTTGAAATACGTTCTCAGGAAATCGTCAATGAGTTTATGGATAACAATACAACAGGTAACTTTGATGTACTTGTTAACCGTATCCTTCTTTCTGGTGATCCTGAAGACGTTGTACGTAACACCTTGGGTATTGCTAAGACAGCCCGTCAAGCTGACCCAAGTGGCTTTATGGATAAGGCTCAGAACTGGTACGTTAATTCGTTGCTGTCAGGGCCTCGCACTATGGTAAAGAATGGTGTTGGTAACTTCATTGCTCAATCGCTACTACAAGTAGAAGCAGCTATCGGCGGTGTCTTTGTTAACAAGGCTATCACTCGCCAAGTGTTAAAAGAGATGGCTACTTTAGAATCTTTCCGTGAAGGTATGGATTTCTTCCTAAAAGCCTACAAGATGGACGAGCAACTACTTGATGTGGGCCGCTCTCCCTTGGAGAACTCTGCTAAGACACAGCGCCCTCAATATTTTGAGGATGCAGCTCCTGAACAAACTATGCGACAAGCGTTCAACTGGATTGGAGACAATGTAGTTAACGTTCCCACAAAGCTTCTTCTCTCAATGGATGAGGTCTTTAAGCAGTCTATGTTCCGTCAAAATGCTAAGCTAGAGTTTACCCTCAAGGGAATGAAGCTAGGTATTAAAGATCCTGATCAACTAGCTGAGTATGTAGCTGACGGTTTGGATGCTGTGCTTGTTAACGGTGAACGAGCATTTAGTAATGCTGGCGTCATCAAACACGCGCAGGACACAGTCAATAAGATGGATGAAGCAGGTGTAGCCGCAGGGCAAGCTAGAATGCTTCCATCAGAACGAGGAGCTAAAGTCCAAGAGATTGTAGACTCAGAAACAGCGGTACGAGGAGAGAAGCTTAAGTCTATCGAAGAAGGCGGCCTAGGGTTAGAAAACTTAGAAGAGTTGGATAACATCGCAGCACGTTCGCTAGAACAAGCCCGCTACGGAACATTCACTAATGACGCAGGTAAAGCAGCAGAGCTTGCTCAGGCTGTTGTACAAACTGTGCCATTTTTAAAGTTCATCTTTCCTTTTGTACGTACTCCGATCAATATCCTTAAGTTCTCTTTTGACCGTGCATTCTTTGCTGCTCCTGAGTTAAGTAGGAATGTTATGGCTCGTATGCCTGACATGCCTATGTTGAAACAAACACAGGAACGTATGAGGGCCGAGCTAGAAAGCCGTGACCCAATTGCTAAAGCTAGGGCCATCGGTAAGATTAGTACGTCTGTTATGATTAACAGTTCACTTCTGTACATGATTATGGCCAACCGTGATCTTATCACTGGCGGCGGGCCAAAGGATGTAGGAGAAATGAAGACCTTGGAACAAACAGGGTGGCAGCGTTACTCGTTCCACATTGGAAACAAGTATGCTAGTTTCTCTGGCATGGATCCTTTAGGCACACACTTTGGTGTCCTTGTTGATTTGGTTGAGCAACTTGAACAGGGAGGCGATCTTAACACCTCCGTGGGTGAGCAGGTCTTTGCCGCAGCTACTGTGTCAATGACTCGTAACTTAACTGACAAGTCTTATCTTGCTGGTCTTCAGCTGCTATCTGATGCGTTGTCTGATCCTGAAAACAAAATGGAGAAGATGATCAACAATCTTGCTGGTGGCTTTGTTCCTAATATCCTTTATCAAGGTCAAGCCCTTGGTGGTGATACAACTACTCGTGAAGTACGTAATATTGCAGACGCTATTATGAAGAAGCTTCCTATGGGCAACGACCGCCTCGATCCGAAGCGTAATATCCTAGGAGAGCCTATCATTAAAGAGCAGTACAAGTTTGTAGGCCCTTTCAACCCTTCAGCTATGTCTACTCGTGATGGTGATGTTGTTTTTGAAGAACTAGCAACGCTTGAACACGGCTTCTCTAATCCTAGCACTAAGCTGGATCGTATGATCGATCTAGACGAATATGTGAATGAAAAAGGACAAACAGCACATGATCGTCGTTTACAGTTGATGGGTGAAACAAAGGTAAGAGGACGTACAATGAGACAAGAGCTAGAACGTCTTATTAGGTCGGGTAAGTACCGCAAGCTAAGCCCCTACTCCGAAGCAGGCTTTAAGAGCCCTCGTGTTGATCTTATCAATAAAGTAATGGGCAAGTACCGCGCTGCTGGGCTTACTAAAATGATGGAAGAGTTTCCAGACATCCGTAAGAAGTATCAAGACCTAAGAAAGGCTAAGACACTTGCAAAACGAGGAGCCAATGAAGACGCCCTTTCTGGCCTACTAGAACAATAATTATTATGGAAGATAAAAACAAAGATCTATTAGAAGAGTTAATGACTCTGACTATCGCTGACCTTATTGAACAAATCAAGAATGGAGAAGCTACGTCAGGGCATCTAGGAGTTGCACGTCAATTGCTAAGAGACAATCAAATTACTTGCAGTATTACTGAGAGTAGCCCACTATCTGGGCTCGTTGATATCCTACCATTTGATGAATACTCAGACTCAGACTCAGATACCAGAGAAGCTAAAGGACTTTAGGAACTTCTTGTATTACGTATGGCATGCTCTTGAGCAGATCAAACGTGATCCAACTCCTATCCAATACGACATTGCAAACTTCATGCAACACGGCCCTAAGCGCGGTGTTATTCAAGGTTTCCGTGGTGTGGGTAAGAGTTGGATCTGTTCAGCCTTTGTAACGCATCAGCTACTGCTAGACCCTAGTAAAAACATACTTGTTATCTCTGCGTCTAAGACGCGTGCTGATGACTTCTCTACGTTTACTCTGAGGCTGATGCATGAGCTACCACTCTTAATGCACCTTAAACCTAAGAACGATCAACGGTTTAGTAAGGTATCTTTTGATGTTGGCCCCGCACCAGCATCCCACGCCCCCTCTGTTAAGTCATTGGGGATCACCTCCCAGCTAACTGGTAGCCGTGCTGATCTCATTATCGCTGATGATATTGAAGTACCCACAAACTCAGCTACACAGGCAATGCGGGATAAACTGAGTGAACAGATCAAGGAGTTCGATGCTATCCTTAAACCGACGGCAGACGCCAAGGTCATGTTTCTAGGAACTCCACAATGTGAGGACTCAGTGTACAGAAAGCTAGGAGAGCGTGGGTATAATCTAAAGGTATGGACGTCAGAAACCATATCAGAAAAGAAGAACGAACTAGTCTATAATAGCAGCGTGTCCAGTCTATGTATAGATGAAGCCGAAGGTATGGCCACTGAGCCTAGTCGCTTCACTGATTTCGACCTTAATGAACGTAAGATATCCTACGGTTCAGCAGGGTATGCACTACAATTTATGCTTAATACAGCGCTGTCAGATGTTGATCGCTACCCACTAAAACTAGGTAATCTACTTATTCATGATGTTGATCCTGACGTAGCTCCTGAGAAACTAGTATGGTCACAATCACCAGACCTAGAGTGGACTAATCTCCCCTGTGTCGGTCTTCGTGGTGATCGTTTCTATCGACCAATGAAGATCATAGGAGACATGATCCCCTATACTGGTTCTGTTATGTCTATTGACCCCTCTGGTCGTGGTAAAGATGAAACTGGTTATGCTGTCGTGAAGATGCTTAATGGTACTCTATATGTTCCTGAAGCTGGTGGTGTTACTGGTGGCTATGAAGAGAAAGCTTTAACAGAACTTGTTCGCATTGCTAAGAGAAATAAGGTCAATGCCATCATAATAGAGTCGAATTTCGGTGACGGTATGTTCACTTCTCTCATCTCTCCTATATTTAAACGAGACTATCCCGTAAGTATTGAGGAAGTTAGGCACAATGTGCAGAAAGAGAAACGCATTATCGACACTTTAGAACCTTTAATGGCAGGCCACCGCCTTGTTATAGACCCTAAAGTTGTAGAGAATGACTACAAAACTGCACAAGTACACTCAGCTGAGACACAATTACACTACATGTTGTTCCATCAGATGACCAGAGTCACTTCAGGAAGAGGCGCTCTCCGTCATGATGACCGTCTGGACGCTTTATCTATAGCCTGTAACTACTGGGTAGAACAAATGGCACAGACTGCAGAAGAGAAAATGGCTGATAGAAAGGTCGATTTACTCAATAATGAGCTAGACAACTTTAAAAACGCTTACTACGGTAGGAAGAACAACAAAACATCCTCTTGGATGTAATCAATTTGTTATACGTGTGTGTATATATGTGTGGCCCCTCTAGGGAGTTTCGACTTTCTAGGGGGGTTTTCCACATTAGGAACATGTGCTGACTTTTGTTGAAAATTTACGAGAGGGTATATATCGCTGCGAGAAACGAACCCGCCCCCTATGCCCCTTCGATCTCGTCGCGTGGGCGCATAATGCCTCCGCATGTGCGATCACGAGGCAAATTGGGTGCAATTAGACATAATATGTATTGTGCCACAGTTCCTGCAGCCGCACATCATGACGGATCATGACGGATGATGACAGGCGCATGAGATTTCCAACGATCTTGGCTGTTGGATTGACACGTTTGTTTGTTAACCAGTGTTTTTTGTTTGCCAACAAGTTGGAGCGCAGGCGCTGGCCCAGATGTCTTCGCAGGAAACTGTTCGCATTATGCCTAGGGTTACGCAGTGAAAGACTGACTTTGAAAGGTGGCAAAAGTCTGCAAATTTTTTCTTACCTTTTGGCATGATACCGACCGCATTATGCACAGGGTATCGCGCAGG